TAGTCCTGCATCTAAATTAGAAGTTGATGGGGGTGATATTGAGGTAGATGATTCAGCAAGTGGTTTAATATTAAAATCACCCAACGGAACAAGATATAGAGTAACAGTAGATAACTCAGGTAATTTAGTAAGAACCGCATTATAGTAAAAATTAAATAAAACAAGTAAAAAATATAAATTATCTTTGTATCTATGAAACACACAACAACAACTTGGTACCACGATTTAGAAGTTGAGTATACATATATTGAAAAAAAATAAAATGGCACAGAAAATTAGTGAAGACACAAATGTAACATTAGACCTTAAAACAATAGGAATAATTATAGGCGGTGTCATAGCTATAGCCACTACATATTTTACCATTTCAAGCAGCGTGGCTGCTAACACAGAAGATATAAATGCTTTAAAAAACAATAGCGTTAATCCTGTAGAATTTCAATATAAAGATGAGCTGGTGCGCTCGAGCATTCTTCGTATAGAGGAAAAAACAGATGTTCTTAACGAAGATGTGCAGGAGGTAAAAGATCAACTTCAAAAAATTGACGAAAGGCTTTACCAAATTAGTAAACAAAGATGAGATGTGCGATAATTGCTTTTTTCCTGACATGTGTCAGTTTTGCTCAAACTGATATTGAAATAATACAATTTAGCGCTTCATTCGTTAAAGACAAAGAAATATCTTTTAAGGGCTTTAGATACGACAACAAAACTATGTACATGTCTCAAAATTCAGACATGTTTTCTGAGCACAACATTAAGTATATTCCCACAATAATATTATTCTACAATGATGAAGAGTTTTTCAGAATTGAATCAGGTATATCATTGACACTTCCAGATGACAGTAAAGATCAATTAGAAGAAAAAATAGATGAAATTATATCAAGCAAGTTCTAATGAAGTATCTAATATGGTTATGGGTTGGGCTCTCTTTTGGGCAAATAGCAGAAGATAAAATATTACATTTTGCCGCAGGCGGTATGAGTGGTTCAACCGGATATTTAATTGGAGACTACTATTTAGACAAACCCGAGCTAACCGGAGTAGGACTGGCATTTGCAAGCGGAGTATTTAAAGAAACTTACGATTATTCAAGGGGTGGTAATTTTGACACAAAAGATTTATTAGCTACCACAATTGGTGGCGTTGTAATAGTAAAGATTATTAGTTTAACAAAAAAAAGCAAGAATGAAAAAATTAACGACAATCTTATTAGTGGTATGCGTAAGCTTGAGCGTCAACGCAAAAGAAAAAGATAATATATTTAAAAGAATATATAAAGAACTTTTTAAATATAGTACGGTCTATGTAGCAGGAAATATTGACAATCCAAAAGAAAACCCGAAAGATTATTTTGTAAGAACTAATCCGGACGGCAATTTATATGCGCCGCCAGTCGTGGTCGATGGGACGGATTATTATGACTTTGATTATAGATACGGAGTAGGAATTAGAAAACTAGCTAGATTCGATTATGAAATAAAAGGCAAGCATTACTACGATGGAACGGAAAACAACATTGGACTTTCAGCTACAAATTCACCTGTAAACGGATTAGAATACACCTTTCATTACGAAAAAGAAAGATCAAGAGATGAGATATTCACCAACCACAGATATTTTTTAAAACATAGCGGAAAGTATCATGTAGTAAAAGTAGAAAGCAGAAAGCAGGGTAAGGTAGATTTTAATTACAAGTCTGCAGAGGTCAGAGCTAAATTGCCAATCGGTAAAAAATTTAGTTTATCTGCCGGAGCCATATACCGCACACATGAGCGCCCTTACGGATACAACCCGGTAGAAATTTGGTTAAACGAAACTAACGACCAAGGCTGGCCTATAAATCCATGGTACACGCTGGGCTTTCAGTATGGGTACGATGATATTTATTATACCCAAGAAGATGAATTTGGAAATGAAATAACCGATTGGTATTGGGTTAATCCTGAAGGCGAAATCGTGGCTCATACAGATTTAGAATTTAGAGACACAGTTTTTGCTGATTTAATGAATAGATATAATCACGAAATATGGGATGAGTTAGATGCATTTGGTGTTGTAAGTCCGATAGTTGGATTTGACTTTTATCACTATAAGCGCAACTTTTGGCTTCATGCTTTTGGATCTTACTTACTACCTTATCACAAATACGTCCAAGGAGATGTTGATTTCAGTTATTTAAACCGAAACAATTGGGGGCTAGGAGGATTAAGGCAGGATTCTGAGCTAGAACAGTGGGAAGATTGGCAGGCAGGTCTTTCATTTGGATGGAAGCTTTCTAAAAGTGTCGGCGTATTTGTTGAGGGCGAATATACAAGATTTTGGGATTCTGAAATATATCAATCATCAGTTGGTTTAAATTTTAGATTATAATGATTATGGTTCCTCATGACAAGCTTTTACACTTCTTTTGGGGTGGCATTTCAGCTTTTCCCTTAATCTATGTATACTCAATCCATGGATTTATTTTTTCCGTAACTTTGTATGCAGGTAAAGAAATTATTTATGATTGGTTTATGGGTAGGGGAAATCCTGAATTTATGGATTTTATTTATTCTAGTATACCAGCGGTATTTTATATAATATTAAAATTAAATTTATGAACAGAATCAGTGACCATATAACATATGCAGAGGCTATACACTCCAATACTGCCAAAAGAAAAAAGATTGACAATACGCCAAATCCAACTCAAATTGCAGCTATGGCAACCGTAGCTGAAATGGTGTTTGAGCCTTTGAGAAAATGGGTTGGCGGGCCTATAAAAGTAAATTCTTTTTTTAGGTCGCCGTCGTTGAATGAAGCTATAGGCGGTGTAAGCTCTAGCCAACATTGTAAAGGGCAGGCAATTGACTTGGATGATGTTTATGGATATAAATCAAATGCTGAAATGTTTATGTACATAAGAGAAAATTTAGATTTTGATCAACTAATATGGGAGTTTGGAACAGATATGAATCCCAATTGGATTCACGTGTCATATATTTCCAAAGATGAAAACAGAAACAGATGCCTAAAAGCATATAAAGAAGAAGGTAAAACAAAGTATAAAGTAATATGAGTTCTAAAAAAGCATTTAAAGACACAACTGTTGGGCAACTTTTATTTGGCGCGGCTTCGGTAATTAATCCAACATTAGGAAATGTATTGCAAGGAGTTACATCGCCAAAAGAAGCAATAGAGGCTATTACTAAGTCTGATGCACCAGCTGATGATAAAATCAAATTACAGCAATTAATTTATGATCAGCAAAATAAAGAGATAGAAGCAATCACCTCACGATGGAAGGCGGATTCTATGTCAGACTCCTGGATGTCTAAAAACGTACGACCTTTAGTGTTGATATGGTGTATAGTGGTTTTTTCATTCGCTGGAATATTAGACAGCGTTGAAACTATACCATTTACAATACATGATAATTGGAATTCAACATTTGAGAATGTAATGATGGCTGTGGTTTTAGCTTATTTTGGAGGAAGGTCGAGCGAAAAGGCAATGAATATATTTAAAAAATAATGGCAAGAAAAATAATAAATCCAATAGAATACAGAAAAGCTAGAAAAAAAAGACCTGGCATACACGCTAAGACTAAAACTAGTAAATTAAAAAGTAGTAAATTGTACAAAAAATTATATACAGGACAAGGATAATGGCAAAAAAAGGAAGAACAAAAGGAAATAAAATATGCCCAGCTGGAATAGCATGGGCTAAAAGAACTTTCGATAGATACCCATCAGCATATGCAAATATGGCTGCGAGTAAATATTGTAAAGATCCAAACTATGCAAAAAAAAGTAAAAAATGATAGATAAAAAAAAATTGAGAACTATTTCTGCAGAATTAAAAAAAGCCTCTGCGCTTCACAAAGGTCAAGCGGCTAAAATTGATAAGATGCTAAAATCTCTTAATAAAAAAAAATAAACAATAACAAATAAAAAACAAAATCATGAGAATGAGAAAAACAATGCTTAATGCTGTGCAAAAAGTAAAAATGGCAATGGGTAAAAAAATGCCTAAATTGTCTATGGAATATCCAAAATTAAATGAAGGATTTGAGGCGTTGCCTGAAAAAGTTCAAAAGAAAATGATGAAAGGTAAAAAACCTAAAATGGCAATGGCTAAGAAAAAAGCTAAAATGGCAATGGCTAAAAAGAAACCTAAAATGATGGGTATGAAAAAGAAAGTCAAAATGGCTATGAGAAAGAAAAAGTAATGGCTTTTAACTTAAAAAACATTTATGAAGTTTTCGGTCACAACAAACAATACTCCAACGGAGACAGGATTGTTGTGGAAAAAAAAATGGCTAAAAATGTTTTAGGACAAATAAATCCTAATGGCGTTATTGAAATTAATAAAGACGCAACGCCAGCAAATAAACGTAGAGCTGTAAAGCACGAGCAAGTACATCTTGACCAAATTAGATTGGGCTTGCTGCATTTCGATCATAATAATTATTATTATAGAAAAAGCATCACGTCTCCAATACAGCGCATACCAAGTAGTAAAATTAATACCTATGACAGAACTCTGCCGTGGGAAATACAAGCACATAATGGGAGAATTAAAAAAATGGGTTAAACAAAAGTGGGTTCGTATCGGCACCGATGGTAGAATCAAGGGGCCTTGTGGTACATCCAAAAACAAAAAGAACCCGGACAGATGTCTTCCTTTGGCAAAAGCAAGAAGATTAAGTAAAAAGCAATTAGCAGCAACAGCTAAGAAAAAAAAGAGACAAGGTAAAGGTCGTCAATTTGTTTCTAACACTAGAGCTGCACGAGTAAGAAACGCATAATATGGCTAGCAAAAAAAACATGCCTTGCAATAAAGTAAGGCCGTCCACAAGACCAGGTAAAAAGAAAATGGTGAAAGCTTGCGAAGGCGGTAGAGAAAAGCTAATTCACTTTGGAGCCAAAGGTTATGGACATAACTATTCTGCGGCAGCAAGAAAAAGCTTCAAGGCTAGACATAAATGCGGAACAGCAAAGTCAAAACTAACAGCTAGATACTGGGCGTGTAAAAAATTATGGGCCGGAAAAGGCGGTAGCACTAAGTCAAGCCCTAAAAGCAGGCAAGGAAAATATTAGTATATTTGTAAAATATTAAAAAACATTTTAAAAAATAAATTATGGCGGTAATTCCAGTAGCACAACAATTTCACACTTTATCATCTACAGTAGATACAACAGAAAGAGGATCAGCCGTAGCTAACGCACGTGTAGAAGTCTACACTATGCAAGACATCATTAATACTGTATCCGCAACCGGCGGATCAATTGATGGTTCGGGTGTACAATATGCACTACCGGTGTTTACAGACACCAACACTATAACTAATCTTGCGATAGGTACGGCAGGACAAGTATTAACTTCAAATGGCGCAGGAGCCAACCCTTCATTTCAAACATTAACAAGCACAGCTACACAGTTTGATGAAAGTTTTACAAATATTACATCTAGTTCAGATCCAAACAACTTAATAGGAAGGTTTGTTGTTTCACCAAGCGCGCATCCTAATCTTGGAACTGTTTATCCATTAGACACTACTGTTCTCGGAAGCGAAATAGGCAATAATGGTTCTCTTGCAAATGGTTTTAGTGGTAAAATATCAAATCTTAATGTTTTTCTTGGTCAGCAAATTATAAATAACATAACACCGGGTGTTGGAAGTTTTGTCGGGCCAATAAATCAAAGAAATAATATTATAGGAAGTCAAATTTTAGACAACTACACAAGTAATGAATTTTCTTTTGCAACCGAAGCCAACATAATGGGTTTTAATATGCTGAGTGGATCGAGCCTTGCTTTTAGTGGCGGACTAGGTACTGGAGTTAGATATTCTACCATAATTGGTTCTGAATCCGGAAATCTTTTAACGGGCGGCGTAACCGGTTTTGAGCGTTGTGTTTGGATTGGCTATGAAATTGAAGGACAAGGGAGCACGGGTGGATTTAATGATCAAGTAATAATAGGCGCTAAAGCCTGTCAGTCAAATGGAGCCGCTCAAATTACTGTGGTTGGAGCACTGGCTGGTAATATCCCCCCTGGTGGAAATAGCACTTTGTTGGGATACAACGCACAACCCTCTGCATCTGGTGCATCTGACGAATTTACTTTAGGAAATTCTTCAATTTCAGTTTTGAGATGTCAACAAACCTCTATTACATCATTGTCTGATGAAAGAGATAAAACAGATATAGTTGATTTAGATAGCGGTTTAGATTTGATAACCTCATTAAAACCTCGCAAATTTGTTTGGGATATAAGAGAAGAAAAAATTGTTCAGACAAAAGAAGTAGTAGATGATAAAACCGGAGAAATAACTAAAGTTGACGAAGAGATTGTTGTTCCAAATGCAAACAACGGGACTAAAGACGTCGGATTTATCGCTCAAGAACTCCAAACTGTTGATGACGAATTTTTAAGATTAGTATATAGCGCTAATCCTGACAAGCTAGAGGCTAGCTACGGAAGATTAATTCCAGTGTTAGTAAAAGCTATTCAAGAATTAAAAGAACAACTAGACAATAAACAAGATAAATAATAAATCATGGCACTAATTCCAGTAGGACAAAAATTTCATACATTAACTTCATCAACAGTTACTTCAGACTTAGGATCGAGAAGAGCGAATAGCGGTAGAGAAATCTTCACTATGCAAGATATTCTTGACACTGTAGGAGATGATGGTCTAAGTAAAATCTGGATTGTGATTCCAGACGGCGCTACTTTTTTATCTCCAGTGCCCACTACAAATATTATAAGGCTTGCGAACGAAACTAGTGTAAATGAACCTGCTATTAAAATTGGAGAAACAGTAGACTTCAAAGCTAGTCCATCCGGAACCTCCAATATTAATCAAATTAGATATTCTGAATTACAATTTTCTGGAGTTGCCTCAGGCGGCTTTCATCAATTGGTTAATTCTGAATTTAGGATTGATGTTGACAAAGGTGGTGGCGGGGACATATTTACTGTAAGCCCATTAGTTTCTAGAGCTAGATTGAGGGGAAACGTCAATAAAGCAGTTACAACCATATACGGCGCATATGCAGGTGCAGAAGTAGAAGACAGTGGAACAACCACTGTAGGCTTTCTTATAGGAGACACCAGTCATGTTGAAGTGTCAAACGCAAATGCAACTGTAGATTTTGCGTATGGTCAATTTATTGACTGGAAGCTTACCGCAGCAGGGGCGACAGTAACTGATGCGAGAAGTATATTTATTGATAGTGATGCAAGCGATGTTTCTACCATAACAACATATACAGGTATTCATCACGATGTAGGGCCAAACGGAGCAGCCACAAAATATTTCATTAACAATTTAATGAACGCTCCAATCAAAACGGCAGGTGGTATGACATTTAGCAATAGTCTTCCTGCGCATGCAAATGACTCGGCAGCTGCTGCCGCTGGTTTAACAGCCGGTCAATTATATCAAACAGATGGAACTGCAGTTGCTCCATTAAATGCAGCAGGAATAGTAATGATAAAACAATAATTTGTAAACATAAAAAAATATGTATAAATTTGACAAACCAGATGTGCCGCCAGCGGCATCAAATCCACCAGGATTTCAAGATTAATAATAATTAAATAAAATAAAATGAGTGAACAAGTAAGAAAAGTAAGCGAAGAACATTTAAATAAACTTCAAGAATTAAACCAAAATTTTGCCAATCTTCATAAGCAAGTTGGAGATTTAGAGGTAAGAAAACATCAAGTGCTGGGCGCTATAGATGGTCTTAGATCTGAATTCAAGTCTTTTGAAGCTGAGTTAATTAAAGAATACGGTGACAACGTAGTTATTAATTTGGAAAGTGGCGAGATAAAAGACAAACCAGAAGATGGCGAAGATAAGTAATTTAATTGCCTATCCTACTGTTGGGGCGCAACTAGGAGATTATGTTATAGGCACAGATATATCAAACAGCAATGAAACAGTAAATTTTACATTACAATCAATTGCTGATGTGATACCAGCAGACACACTTGCAGAGGTATTAGCGGCAGGCAACACCGCTACCAACAACATTAACTTAACAGGCAATATTACTTTAACAGGAAACTTATCGGTTTCCGGAACCATTGCTGACAGCAGTGGCGATGTAGGTACATCAGGACAGGTTTTATCTTCAACAGGCACTGGAACAAATTGGGTAGACAACGTAGATGGCTCCGGTACTTTAAACACTTTAGCTAAGTGGACTCCTGATGGCAACACTTTAGGAGATAGCTCTATAACCGACGACGGCACAAGCGTTATTGTGGCAAACGATATATATTTGCAAGGTAGCACAATTCATATTGGCAATGCAGTAACTGATTCAGCTATTGTAAATGGAACTATGACCTTTTTACAAAATGCCAGATTTAACTCTACAGTTCAAGATTCTGGCGGAAACCCTGGAGGAAGCGGTCAAATTTTATCTTCTACCACTACAGGTGTAACCTGGGTAGACCAACTACCCTCGGGGTTAAATTTTCAAGGATCATGGAATGCTGCAACTAACACACCCCCTCTTGCATCAGGTGTAGGGGTTCAGGGATATTACTACATTGTAGGGACACCTGGAACTACAAATTTAGATGGATTCAATAGCTGGCAAACGGGTGATTGGGTTATATTTAACGGAACCGTATGGCAAGAGATAGATAATCAAAATATATTTTCTGGCTCTGGTACTACAAACACAATGACTAAATGGACTGGCACACAGTCTTTAGGGAACTCTAATGTCACAGATAATGGCACGATTATAGACCTTGGGAATAGCGCGGCTACAGATGTAAATTTTACAAATACCGGAAATTGTAGTGTGTCCGCTAGTGTAAGCACATTTAGATTTAACAATTCTGATGTAAGTTTTTCACCGGGAGTAGCGCTTGTAGATGCTAGTAGCAATCCTGGTACACTAGGAAAAGTCTTATCATCAACAGGCACACAAGTTTTATGGATTGATACGGTTGACGGCAGCGGAACAACTCATAAAATTCCAAAGTGGGCAGATTCAAACACACTAACTGATAGTGCTTTGTCTGATAATGCAGGAGCAGTTGCTATTTCAGGAGCAAGTTTTACTTCTACTACTAGTGGAAATCAAACATTAAGTTCTACCACAGGGGCAGTAACGCTTTCTTCTTCTTCTGATTTAAGTATTGATAGCGCAACAGTATTGCATTTAAATCAATCAAACCCAACTATTTCAATAAAAAACTGGGGGCCAGTTGTATTTGAAGAAAGTGCTTATTTCAAAAAAACAATATTAGACTCAACTGCAGCAGCAGGAACATCAGGACAAATATTATCTTCAACAGGCACAGGTGTTCAGTGGATTAACAATTCATCAGCTCTACCATTGCCAGATGGAACAAGAGTGGCTCAAGTTTCTGTTTCGTCAGCTCAAATATTAAATATGAGCAGTGTTCCTGTAGTTTTAGTTGCTAGCCCGGGAGTAAATAAAATACTTTGCGTGGATTCAGTGTTGGTAAAATATAATCGTGTAACATCTGATTATTCAAATTTGATTTTCCCTCAAGTAAGTTATCAGGTGGCATCCAGTGGAATTACATTTGCTTCAGCAACTAACGGCTTACAAAATATGATGAGTGTAGGTTCTAGCACTTGGTATAAATATACAAAAACTCAGACTCAACTTTTAGAAGATGGTCAAATAGTATTTACTGCATCTGTAAATCCAACTGGAGGGGATAGTACAATGTTTTTCAATATTAAATACAGAATTTTTAATTCTTCTGATTTAACGGTAGACTTAACATAGGGATAGTTAAATAAAATTTAATTTATTATGGATATTAGAAAAATCTCCATAGGTGCTGACTATAAGTCAAGCTCTATGCATTACTTAGTAGGCCAGTCTATATTAAACGGAAGCTACACGATACATTTAATTCAACAAGACTTATCGAATAATTCAATAAAAATTTGGATTGAAAAAAATAATGAGGTATTATTATGGAAGGAATTTAATTCCAATATGCCAATGGCTATTGAATATAATATAAACTTTTAATGAAGTCCCCACACTATTTTATTGTAAAACCTGTTAAGGGTAGAAGATATGATAATATTAAAAACATAGGAGGAATTGATTTTTACACAAGTGTTTCTCAAGAAGATTATACCGCATCCAATAGATTTGCAGAGGTCGTAAGTTGTCCTTTAAATTATACTGGTGAAATACAAGCCGGAGACATATTGCTAGTACACCACAATGTTTTTAAAATATATTATGACATGAAAGGTCGAGAAAAAAGTGGTAGAAGTTTTTTTAAAGACGACTTGTTTTTTATTGATTATGATCAATTTTATATGTATTATCATAACGGCAAATGGCAAACACATTCTAAGTATTGCTTTATAAAACCGGTTCCTGTAAGAAAATCGATTATTATGAAGCCGGTTGAAGAGGAGCCTCTTGTTGGTATAGTAAAATACACTAATCCAAAACTAACCGAACTAGGCGTAAAAGAAAATGACGAGGTGGTTTTTGAGCCTGAATGTGAATATCCATTTTATATAAATGGAGAAAAGCTTTACAGAATGTTTTGGAACAATATAACAATGGTATTATGAAATCTTCAAAAGATTTAAAGATAGAGATAATTAGCGCAGGTAGAGAAGCTGTAGCGCAACTAATAAAAGTTGCGAAGGAGGATATTATCAAGTATGACAAAGATGATGAGTTGGCGGCTGACAGATTAAAGAATGCAGCGGCTACAAAAAAACTAGCTATATTTGATGCATTTGAAATATTAACAAGAATAGAATTAGAAAAAGATTTATTAAACGGAGTTGAAAAAGTAGAAGAAAAATCAAGACAAGGATTTGCAGAAAGACGATCAAAATAAATTATATAGTGTTGTAAAAAACCACGTGTCAAAACAATCTATGCTGAAAATGAATCAGCATAAGTCTTGGCAATATGGTTACAACCCCAACCATGATTTAGTGGTAATAAGTAAAGACGGAACAGTAGGGGAAATATATAATATCAATGGCTTACTAATAGGTTTACCTAAAACCCCTAAAACAATACACAAAAATTCTAAAAAAACAACAGATCAATATTGGGTAGCTTCAGAGTATCCAAAAGCCTTATCAAGAATTAGTTCGATATTTCAATGGCATGAAATGACTACAGAGTTTAAAAATGAATGGGTTGATTACATTGAAACAGAATTTGATAGAAGAGAGGAGGGATATTGGTTTTATAATAACGGAGCACCGATTTATATTACTGGTACCCATTATATGTATTTGCAGTGGACAAAAATTGATATTGGTAAGCCGGAGTTTAGAGAGGCTAACAGAATATTTTATATTTTTTGGGAAGCATGTAAGGCCGATAAAAGAAGTTTTGGAATGTGTTATTTAAAAATAAGACGTTCAGGTTTTTCATTTATGGGCTCTTGTGAGGCCGTTAACACCGCTACAATTAGCAAGGACGCAAGAATAGGTATACTTTCTAAAACAGGATCCGATGCCAAAAAAATGTTTACTGATAAAGTTGTGCCCATATCAAATAATTACCCCTTCTTTTTTAAGCCTATACAAGACGGTATGGATAGACCAAAAACAGAGCTGGCCTACAGGGTGCCTGCATCTAAGATTACTAAAAAAAATATGTTTGAAACTGAAGAGGAGGAGCTAGAAGGATTAGACACAACTATAGACTGGAAGAACACTGCAGACAATAGTTATGATGGTGAAAAATTAAAATTATTAATTCATGATGAGTCTGGTAAATGGTTGAAGCCTGACAACATTATCAACAACTGGAATGTAACAAAAACTTGTTTGAGATTGGGTAGTAAAATTATAGGTAAATGCATGATGGGATCTACGTCAAATGCGCTTGACAAAGGTGGGGAAAATTTTAAGAAATTATTTTATGATTCTGATGTAAAAAATAGAAATCAAAATGGCCAAACAAAAAGCGGGCTTTATAATTTGTTTGTTCCAATGGAATGGAACTTTGAGGGTTATATAGATAAATACGGCATGCCAGTTTTTAAAACACCAACAAAAGCAGTAGAAGGATCGGACGGTGAGCTTATATACCAGGGGGCTATTGATTATTGGGAAAATGAAGTGGACTCTTTAAAGAAGGACGCAGATGTGCTAAATGAATTTTACAGACAATTTCCTAGAACAGATTCTCATGCATTCAGGGACGAGAGCAAGCAGTCGCTCTTTAATTTAACGAAAATTTATCAGCAAATAGATTACAATGATTCTTTAATTAAAGAACATTATTTAACTAGAGGGAGGTTTAGTTGGAAAGATGGTATAAAAGATTCAAAAGTAATATGGTCACCTGACACTAGGGGGAGGTTTTTAATATCATGGATACCTGAAAAAAATCTACAAAATTGCAGAGTTAATCAAAATGGAAAATATGCACCAGGGAACGAGCATCTAGGCAGTTTTGGGTGTGACTCATATGACATATCCGGAACGGTGGGCGGTGGCGGATCAAATGGCGCATTACACGGTTTAACTAAATTTAACATGGACAACGCCCCAAGTAATGAGTTTTTTTTAGAATATGTTGCTCGGCCTCAAACTGCAGAATTATTTTTTGAAGATGTATTGATGGCTTGTGTTTTCTATGGAATGCCTATATTAGTAGAAAACAATAAGCCTAGATTATTGTATCATTTTAAAAACAGGGGTTACAGAAAATATTGCATGAATCGACCAGACAAAATATACACTAAACTTTCTAAATCTGAAAGGGAGATAGGCGGCATACCTAATTCTTCAGAAGAGGTAAAACAAGCTCACGCCACTGCAATTGAAAGCTATATTGAAAAATATGTAGGCATAGACATGGATGGTGCGTTTAGAGATAAATTAGACATGGGAACTATGCATTTTAACAGAACATTAGAGGACTGGGCTCGATTCAATATTAATAACAGAACTAAGTTTGACGCCACTATAAGTTCAGGATTAGCAATTATGGCAAATCAAAAGCACTTATATACACCGCAAAAAAAAGAGTCAAAAATAAAGATTAACTTTGCAAGATATAATAATAAGGGATTATATAGCCAAATACGTACTTAATGGTAGATGTAAAAATTGATATAAACCCAGTTGGGTTTCCGGATTTATTTGTTTCTGACAATGAAAAAGATACAGTCGAGTACGGACTACAAATCGGACAAGCAATTCAATACGAATGGTTTCGTAAAGATAGTAGCACGTGTAGGTTTTATTCTCAATGGAGAGACTATCACCGATTGAGACTGTATGCTAGAGGAGAACAATCAGTTCAAAAATACAAAAATGAATTAGCAATAGACGGTGATTTAAGTTATTTAAATTTAGATTGGACGCCCGTTCCGATTATACCAAAGTTTGTAGACATAGTGGTTAATGGTATGTCTGATAGATTATTTAAGGTTCAGGCATATGCACAAGATGCTTTGTCTGCAGAAAATAGATCTTCATTTCAGGACATGATAGAGGCAGACATGGTTGCTAAACCTATTCTTACTCAAATACAAAAAGGCTTTGGTGTGAATCCTTTTGCTACAGATCCAGATGAGCTTCCTAACAATGATGAAGAGCTTGCTCTTTACATGCAATTAAATTACAAACCTGGAATTGAGATAGCGGAAGAAGAAGCTATTAATACCATGTTTGAAGAAAATCATTATTCTCAAATAAGAAAAAGAGTAGACTACGATATTACTGTACTGGGGATTGGTATTACTAAACAATATTTTTTACCAGGTGAAGGCGTAAAAATAGATTACGTTGATCCTGCAAACGTGGTTTACAGCTATACAGAAGATCCGTATTTTAAAGATTGTTTTTATTGGGGCGAAATTAAAACTGTTCCAATGACAGAGCTCCCAAAAATAGATCCCACACTTACAAACGATGATTTAGAAGAAATAGCTAAGTATAGCCAAGCTTGGTACGATTATTATAATGTAGCTCAGTTTTATGAAAATAGTATTTTTTATAGAGATACTGCGACGTTATTATATTTTAATTATAAAACTACAAACTCAATTGTATACAAAAAAAAGAAATTAGATGGCGGAGGCGCTAGGGTTATTGAAAAAGACGATCAGTTTAATCCACCAGAAGAAATGATGGAAGAAGGAAACTTTGAAAAAGTTGAAAAGAAAATTGATGTTTGGTATGAAGGCGTTATGGTAATGGGTACAAATATAATGCTTCAATGGAAGAAAATGGAAAATATGGTTAGACCGCAGTCTGCCTCACAGCATGCAATGCCTAACTATATTGCTTGTGCCCCAAGAATGTATAAGGGAATTATTGAATCATTAGTCAGACGAATGATTACGTTTGCTGATTTAATACAAATGACTCATTTAAAACTACAACAAGTTATTGCTCGAACTGTGCCAGATGGTGTATTTATTGATGCAGATGGATTAAATGAAGTAGATTTAGGTACAGGCAATGCCTATAACCCTGAAGATGCGTTAAGGTTGTATTTCCAAACTGGTAGTGTTGTAGGTAGAAGTTATACACAAGATGGTGAGTTTAACAACGCAAGAGTTCCAATTCAACAGCTTACAGCAACAAGCGGCCAAGGTAAAATTAATAGTTTGATTGGAACTTACAATCATTATATGGATATGCTTAGAAGCGTAACAGGTCTTAATGAGGCTAGAGATGGAACAAAGCCTGATCCATACGCATTGGTTGGTGTACAGAAGTTAGCTGCTTTAAATTCTAATACTGCCACCAGACATATATTGCATGGCAGTTTATATATAACTCAAACAATAGCCGAAGCTTTATCTATTAGAATAGCTGATATATTACAGTACGCTGAATTCAAAGAGGAATTTAAAATGCAAATCGGCAAATACAATGTAGGTATACTAGAAGAAATTAATGATTTATATATGTATGATTTCGGTATATTTATTGAGGTGGCACCTGATGAAGAAGAAAAAGCCCAGCTTGAACAAAACATTCAAATGGCTTTATCTAAAAATGATATTAACTTAGAAGATGCAATTGATATTAGAGAATTAAAAAATATAAAACTAGCCAATCAATTATTAAAAGTAAAAAGACAAAAGAAACAAGAAAAGGATCAGCAGTTTGCAATGACGCAAAAACAAATGGATGCTCAAACAAAAATGCAGGTGCAACAAATGCAATCGGAACAAGAGATGAGAAAAATACAAATGGAGGCTCAAGTTCAAATGCAAGCCAAACAAGCTGAAGTTGCTTTTGATATTGAAAGACTCAAAAATGAAGCAATGTTGAAGCGAGAATTGATGCAGGTAGAATTTGATTTTAACATGCAGTTAAAAGGCAGAGAAGAGCAAGCAATAGACAAAAGAGAAAAAGAAAGAGAAAAAGCTAAAAATAAACGAATCAGCCAAGCTAATACTGAACAATCTCAATTAATACAACAAAGAAAAAACAATTTACCTCCAATTAGTTTTGAGTCTAATGAAGATACCCTAGATGGCTTTGACTTAGCTGAATTTGAACCCAGATAATGTTTGAAAATTTTAACATTGAAAAGTATAAAAAAATTTCTTTTCCTAAAGATAATTCTTTAAGAACACTAGGTGAAATAAAAAGATTAAAATTAATGCCACTAAACAAAACGCTGCCATTTAAATATGATGATATAATGAATGTATTTCAAAATATTTTTTCATATAGAATTGAGTCTTTTCCATACCGACTAGTAGAAAAATTGTTAGACGAATCTGAACCAATAATCAAAAAAATTAAAAATTATCACAATAGACCAAGGCCTAATGTTAATGCAAAAAATTTCAAAATTGACTTAGATTATTTAAAAATGAAAAGTGCTCAAACCCCAGCGTTCCCATCAGGGCATTCAGCACAATCAAAATTAGTAGCACTTGCGCTCACGAACATGTACCCACATTTAAAAAAAGATTTTGATAAAGCAGCTGAAAATATATCTAACAGCAGAATAGTTGCAAGAGTGCATTATGAGTCAGATAAGGTTGTTGGTGAAAAGCTTGGACAAGATCTTTATAACCATATAAAGGATCTTAAATATATTTAGAATTATTGTTTAACTTTGTAAAAAATTAAATCAAATGGAAATTAAAGTAAGAGATTTAGGTGAATTAGAATCTAAATCAACACAAGAAATAGAAAAAGAACTACTTGAAAAACATGAAGCTCAACAAGAAGCCCAAGAAAATGTGGAGCCAAAAGATGAGATGGATCGTGTAAATCTTCAAGAAGCACCGACTCAAGAAGAAAAAGTAGAAGAAGAAAAAGTTGAAGAACCTGTTGCTGCGCCCGTAGAGGCTGCTGCTCCAGAAATGTCAGAAACTGACGTTCTTTCATATATTGCAAACAAATACGGTGAAGAAGTAACTTCACTGGATGACTTCATTGTAAAGCGAAATTCATCAGAAGAATTACCTGAAGATGTAAAAGCTTACTTTGAATACAAAAAAGAAACAGGAAGAAGTATAGATGATTTTGTAAAATTACAACAAGATTATGATGACATGAATCCTGATTCTTTACTTGCTAGTTATTATTCTGTAACTGAAGAAGGTTTAGACTCCGAAGATATTCAGTATCTAATGGATGATAAATTTGGTTTTGATGAAGATTTAGATGATGAAAAAGAAAAAAAGAAAAAACAGCTAGCAAAAAAAAGAGAACTATCTAAAGCTAAGAAATATTTTAAAGAGCAGAAGGAAAAATACAAGCTACCTCTTGAGTCAAGAGAGGCTGTCACTGAAAACAATAAAAAAGAAATCGAAGCTTATAGAAAGTACATAGAGGATAGTGCTGCATACGAAAAAGATGCGGCAAATAAGCTACAGTGGTTTAAAGAAGAAACTAATAAAGTCTTTAATAAAGATTTCAAAGGTTTTGAGTTTGTTATTAACGATAAGAAAATTTCTTATTTACCTGGATCTGTAGAGGATGTTAAATTAAGTCAGTCGTCTATTGAAAATTTTATCCAAAGATATGTTGACGATAGAGGATTGGTAAAAAACACCGCTCAGTATCATAGGGCTTTATCTATGGCAATGAATCCTGACAAGTATGCCAAGTTCTTTTACGAGCAAGGCAAAGCTGATGCAGTAGAAAATATATCTAAAAAAACTAAAAATATAAATATGGATATAAGGTCTACACCTCAGGTTACAACAAAATCCGGATTCAAAGTAAGATCTTTAAATCAAGACTCAGGTCGTGGTCTAAAGATTAGAAGTATAAAAAAGAGTAATTAATAACAATTAAAAATTTAAAATTATGCCAGGTTCAGTTCAGGCTACCCCCACATTTGCTTTACAGCCAAGTGCGGAAAGAGTAGCCGTTCAGTCAAACTACATAACTAATTTTAACTTCTTAAATCAGTATCTACCTGATACTTATGAAAAGGAGTTTGAAAGATACGGGAATAGAACAGTGGCCGCATTCTTAAGAATGGTAGGCGCTGAAATGCCTTCTAACTCTGACCTTATCAAATGGGCGGAGCAAGGAAGACTACACACTAAATACACTAACGTAACTTCAGGTGCAGCAGCAGCTCAAGATACAGCTACATTAACAGTAAATGACACACTTGTGCCAGGTACAGGTGGTATTGCTATTAGAGTAGGTCAAACATTTATGTTATCTGACAGCTCAATTGGTTCTACAAACAGTAACAAAGGTATCGTTACTGCAGTAAACTATGGCGCAGGTACTATCGATGTTGCATACTACGAAGCAGGTGGTCAGACAATGGCCGCAGGTGTACAGTGTTCATTATTTATTTATGGTTCTGAATTCCAAAAGGGTTCAGTTGCTATGGAAAATTCATTAGAAGCTGACGACGTTATCTTCCAGAATAGCCCAATCATTATCAAAGATCTTTACGAAGTATCTGGTTCTGATATGGCTCAGATTGGATGGATCGAAGTTACTACTGAAAACGGAGCAACAGGATACTTATGGTATTTAAAATCAGAGCATGAAACAAGATTAAGATTCGAGGATTACCTAGAAACAGCTATGGTGGAAGCAGTTCCAGCAGAGGCAGGTTCAGGTGTGGCAGCTATCGCAGCTGGTGTAGCATCAGGAGCAGGTAACAAAGGATCTGAAGGGTTGTTCTATGTATTAGGTCAAAGAGGAAATGTTTGGGGCGGTGGAATTCCAGCGGCTTTAGCAGACTTTGACGCTATCATTCAGAGATTAGATAAGCAAGGTGCTATCGAGGAAAATGTATTATTCTTAAACAGAGAATTTTCTTTTGACGTTGATGATATGTTAGCTGCACAAAATTCATATGGTGCAGGTGGTAGCTCTTACGGATTATTTGATAATGACGAAGAGATGGCTTTAAATTTAGGATTCTCTGGATTCAGAAGAGGTTATGATTTCTACAAAACAGATTGGAAATACCTTAACGATCCTACTATGAGAGGTGATATTGTTGGAGGAAAAATCAATGGTGTACTTGTACCCGCTGGTTCTACTTCAGTATACGATCAAATCTTAGGTAAGAACGCTAAGAGACCATTCTTACACGTAAGATATAGAGCTTCTGAAACTGAAGATAGAAGATACAAAACATGGATTACTGGTTCTGCTGGTGGCGCTGCTACAACTGGAACAGACGTAATGCAAGTTAACTTCTTATCAGAAAGAGCGCTTTGTACTTTAGGTGCAAACAACTTCTTCTTATTCCAAGATGCGTAATAAGTAGTTTTATAATATCGGGGGTAGATGCCACGCATGTAAAAGCCCTGTACTCTACCCCTTGATATTTTTTATAAATTTTAAATTAAATCAAATGAAAAAAAATAAAAAAGTATACGAGGATAAAGTATACAGACTCACCAGAGATGCAGCACCTCTTTCATATATGCTGTCATCAAAACATACAAAAAGAAAAGCCCTACTATACTTCGACGAAGAAACAGGAATCAATAGAGC